ATCAGATACGCCGTTGTTCCAGCCATTTGTAAAGGCATTTCCAACACGCTCGCCGGCGCTCGTTGACCAGGACTCGGCAAACTTGGCCGCATCCGACATGCCCGAAGCAATCAGGTCCGTATCAAAAGTGAATATGCCGGCCACGATCTTTCCAAACGACATAAATGGCGTGATAACTCGTTCCCAGAACAAGCGGCCCAACTCCTTAATGACTTCCCACATGCCGTAAATGAAGCCCCTGAAGCCTTCAAACTTTTGCCAGGCCCAGACCACAGCGCCGCCAAGCGCTACCAGCCCGGCAATCAAAAACCCTACTGGGTTCGCCATTATAGCAGCGTTAAGGGCTGTCATTGCCCCCGTCAAAGACCATGTTCCGGCCGTTGTAATCACCGTCCAAGCCGCCTGCAACTGCACCCGGTAAGTGAGCGCCGCCACCGCGCCGGCAAGGCCGAACACAAGGGGAATGTTGTTGCCGATCAGATCAAATAGAGGAACAAGTACCCCCTTTATTAACCACATTGCAACGGGAATCAAGCCCGTGCCTACCTGTACTTGCAAATCATAAATAGCAGTCTGCATCCGATTGAAATTCGCAGTAGCACTGTCTGTGTTATTCAATGCTGCCTGTCCAAACGTTTTTTCAAGTTGGCTCGCAAACTTTGGTAAAAAGTCATTCGCCATCACCTCACCAGTGGATAGCATTTTGTCAAATTGGGACTGATTTACTCCCATAGCAGCTGCAGCCTGATAAAAGGCCCCTGATAAACGTTCGCCGAGTTGCCCCCTCAGTTCTTCAGCACTTACCTTGCCTTTACTGGCCATTTGACCCAATGCGATAAATGCGCCTTTAGAGTCTTCAGCCGATAATCCCATTGCCGAAGACGCGGATGCAACGCCATGAAATATGTCTCTCGCTTGTTGGGCATTCAACCCGGTTCCTATCAGTGAACCTGACAAGGTTTTAAATCCTTCCTGTGCAGGCTTGAGGCTTAAACCCAATTGATCCGCCGTTTGGCGTAAAAAATCGAGATTTTTTTGCCCTTCGATAGCACTTCCACTGGCAAAAACGATTGATTTTTCAAGGCTCTCAGACTGAGCAGCCACATTCAGGCTGCCCAATGTAGCCAGGCCAATGCCCAGCCCTGCAATCCAGGAGCGAACGCTGCCGGCCATGCCATCAAACGAGCGCCGCCCGTCATCACCCAACTTTTTCACCGCGCGGCTGGTATCGTGTACCTCACCCTGCGCGCTTTCAAGCGCCGTCTCAAAAGAGCTGGCAGCCGACGACAGTTTGCTGAAGGCAGAGCCGTTCAGCACTTGCAAGTTGATGAGATAGTTGAAACCGCTCATTTGTGCGACTCTTGTTTACGGATGTGTTCGAGTTGTTTAATTTTGATCGCCCAGGTTTCGTCATCCAGGGCGCCCGGGTCGGCGATGTGCAGGTAATATTGTAACAGGCTGTTGTGATATTCGATCCAGTTGGCCTCCGGACTCCCGTCCGTGGCCAGAATCAGTTTCCCAGTTTCTCGCCCGTGTATTCCAGGTATTCATCCACGATCTCCGAAAATCCCAGCAGGTAGCCGGGTCCCTTCTTTATGTCATCGTCGCCGCTTTCCCAGCAGGCTGAAAGGATGTGACGGATGTAGTTGAGCGGATTTTGCCGCGCTTTTACCTGTGCTTCGCCGTACACTGCACGGGTTGCCGGCTTGAGGATGCACATTTTAGCATCCATGAACTCGACGTACGCCAGCCCTTCAGTCCAGGACAATGATGCCGGCACTTTGCCGAAAACATCATCAGCGGCTTCCTGGATTTGCCGCAGGTAAGCCACCGTGTTTTTGAGTTTGGATTTATCGCCCGATACCAGGCAGTTGTCGATCAGCACGTCAGCAGACCCGTTTGGGTCCTTGCGACTGGCTGCCAGCGCCATGCCCAGAACTATATCATTGGGCTGTTTGAATTTGGCTGTTGTGCCATCCCTGAAAATTACGGTCAGGGTCCCGTCATCATTCCGAGTTACCATTTTTCGAGTCTTTAAAGATGTTTAAAGGATAAAAAAAGGGGCGGGCGCTGCTTTCAGCCCCGCCCCTGGTATGTGTACTTGCTGGGCACTAAGCCCCCTCTTTTACGTCGAGTGCCAGAAATGGAAGGCTTATTTCCATAAACTTGTCGGCAGACTCCATGCCTTTTTCGTATTCAGTAAATTCGGCTCCCTGGATGATGTCGGTCACAGCCGTGAGGCCGTTTCCGTATGTCACCACAATGTCAAAAGCCACGTCGGTCAGTTTGTACGTCGGGTTTACGGCCTTCACCGCAGCGCGCAAGGCTTCCACCTCACTTTGCAGCAGCATCAGTTCTCCTTCCACACTCTCAGCCCCCTGCTGGATGCTGAAGGCTTTCCGGCCACGACCGTGAAGCACCTCCTTTTCTGTTTTCACAGAGTATTTCACCCCGCGAAAACCCTGAAGTTCTCGGCCAAGAATAATTACCGACACGTCAGAAAACGCGTATTGTTTGCTGTTGAATGCCATTGCAGGTTAGTTTGCAGGGTTGGTAAACCCGATTTGAACCTCGATTGCCTTCGCGTATCCGACCGGCACAATCCGCAATTCCACGCACACTTTGTTCGTGGAGAGTACATTTTGCTGGTCGTCCACATAGGACTCGAATGAGGAGATTTCCCCTTCGGCGGTCATGGCCGTATTCACGGCGTTGTCGATGATTGCCTGGTAATACTTCGCCTTTACGGTCGAGATGCGACCATTGGTGTCGATCTGTACTTCGTCGAGCAGTTCGTTGGTGAAGGTGGCCGCTGCGATGCGGATGGCCTTGTCGATGACCCGGCAACGTGCCAGGCTGCTGTAATCGTCGGTCGCGGCCACACAGGTCGGGTCGTCAGAGAAGTAATAACCGGCGCGGCCCGGGTGCTTGCGCAGGGTTATGAACCCTTTGTCGTGGATCGCGATGGCTTTCGATTCGTCGGCTTCGAGCGTCGACGTTCCCAGGTAAGCCGCCGTGATCGGCAGGCTGCCGTCTTTCACGCGGCCCGGGTTGCGCTGCACAGGCGAAGCCGCCAGGCGTCCCAGGAGCAGACCCACACAGGAGCGGGCGCCGCTTTCGGTATCACCCAGCACGATGGCCACGTTGGGTTTGGTCTGCGCTTTCAGATTGGCAAGGCCCGACGTGGTGCCGGTGAAGGCGTAACCTTCCAGGATGAACCGGACCGGCGTGAACGCCGCCTGCATGTCGTCGGCCAAAGCCTGACCGGTCACCAGGGCGTTTATGATGTCCAGGTCTATCTGGTTGGCCGTGGTGTTGGGGGTGTAGCCGCCTGCCGGGTTGCGCGACACGCCCAGGATGCGGATGCGGCCACCGGCGTCGTTGAGCAACTTCTTGGCGTTGCTCGCCGTCTTGTCCAGGATGGTCGTGGCATTCGTCGCCTGTGATACCAGCATGATCCAGAGTTCCGCGCCGTCGCCGGCTGCGTCGTAAAACTCCTTGATCTGCCGGTACACTTTCACGCTGTTGGTCGTGTCGTAGGCGGCATCGATGCCCAGGGCCGTGAAATCGTCCAGGTTGAAACCCTGGAACGACACGCCCAGCGCCAGGCTCGTCGCGGCCACGCCGTTCAGGACCATGCCGACAACGCCGTCCTCACCGGGAGCCGTCAGGCCCAGGCCGTTGTTGTTCAGTAATATGGAAACTCCGGGAAGTGCCATTGTGAATATTTATGAAGGTGAAACCGTGAGGGAGAGCAGGCGTAACACGTCAGTGTAGCCCGCCTCCCGCTCGCCGGTTCGGAATGATCGCATCCAGTATCGTTTTCAGGAAGTTCAGCACACTGTTATCCTTGTCGGTTTTGGTCAACCTCACAATTACCTCCAGGAGGCCCAAAAGGCCGAAAAGTAATTCCACAAGATTCGCCCTGATGAATTCCCAAGCGCCGCCGCTCTCTTCCTGCGGGGCTGTCGGGGTCGGGGGCGTTTCCGGGTCGGGATTGTCGATGGTGACGGGATCGGCTTGCGAGTAGGCAACCGGGGCCGTATTGGCGGGCCGAACATCGGCGCTTTCGAGAAAGTCAGGCGCTTCGATTTTGTCTTTTTGGCCGGCCTTCAAATCGCCGTCAGTGATGACGAACTTTTGAGCCAGGAAGCCCAGGAGCAGCGCAAAGAGCGCAATTTTGGGAATGAAGAATTTGCCTTTCATGGCTGTGTTTGCTTTTTGTGATCGCCGGGGTCAGGGCGAAAAGTGAACATTTAAAGGACTTTAAAGGGCTTTACTTGGCCTTTTTACCCCTGCCTTTTTTGGCTTTGTCACCTTCGGGGGGCGTCTGTGCGGTTTTGCCGCCTTCGTCACCTTCGGGGGGCGTGTTCGCGGATTTGCCGCCTTCGTCACCCTCGGGGCGTGTCTGTGCGGTTTCGCCGCCTTCGTCACCTTCGGGGGGCGTGTTCGCGGATTTGCCGCCTTCGTCACCCTCAGGGCGTGTCTGTGCGGTTTCGCGCTGCACGGTTTCGACTTTGGCGCCGGTCCGCTTGGCATGGCCTTCGGCCTGCGCTGCTTCCAGGAAGGGCATACCGTCGACCACGAAAATCGTTTGGGTGTCCGGGTAGCAGTCAAATACTGTTTTCCAGTTACTCATTGCAGGTGTAAAAGTTTTGTGATGAAACTTCCGCCGATGCCGGCAAGGAAGCCAATGACTGCGCCCCAGGTCCTCATTTTGACCTCTTGTTCCAGAAGGCGCATTTCAAGTTGGTTGATCTTTTCGGCATTGGCGCGGTTCAACGCCACTTCCTGTTCGAGCCTGTCGACCTTCTCATTGAGAAGCAAGAGCAGTTCGCGCTCGCTCAGGTCACTGAGTTTGGGCCGCGCCATGCCGATGTATTAGTTGATTTGCTGCGTGCTGATGTGCATGAACTTGCCGTTGGCATACAGGAAACCGACCACCTTGGTTTTGTTGATCGTGCCGGTCAGGCCCGCGCTCGTGGCGTAGGTGCTGCCGAAAGTCACGTCGTAGGCTGTGCCGCCACACGGAACCTCGATGAACAACTGAGCGCCGGGCTTGATGCCAGCATCGGGCGTGAGGTTGATCGTCGTGGCGCCGGTCAGGTTGGCCGAAAGTTTCAGGTACGAAAGGCTGTTGCCTACCGTGTAGGCGATGGTCGTGGCGGTCGTGACCGTCGTGACATCGGCATCGCCGAAAGGATATTTGATACCAGCCATTGCTGAGTGATTGAATGAGTGAATGAGTGAATGAGTGTACCAGGTCGGCGGATCAACCGGAATATTATCCGGCTGCGTCCACCAGCAGGCCCACGCCTTTGTCATCGGCGCGGCGGCGACGGCCACCGTTGCGAACCAGGAAGGAAACGATGTCGCCCTGATATTCGGCGCGCTGCATGTTCTCGAACATGTCGACCGTGCCGGTCGCTTTCTCGACCATACCGCGCTGGAAAAATACCGATGCTTCGTTGTCGTCGGTGGCGTTGGCCGCGTCAGGGGCCTTCACCGTGCCGGCGCTGGCGCAGCGGATCGTCAGGTTGCGCTGGATGAACTTGAAGCCGTGCAGGGCCGGGATTTCGCCGTCCTTGATGTTCACGATGTTCTGAAAGTAGTTTTTCAGGTTCGTATCGCTCAGGAGGTCGTTGTAGTGCGAAGCACACAGCACGAAGTAGCGATCCTTCATCGGCACATTGGCGTTGTCAAGCGCCGCTTTCGCAGCGATGATGTCGGCTTCGATGGCGCGTTTGCGGTTGCCGGTAGCGCCGGCTGCGCCGCCCGGGCGGGTAGCGGTGCCGGTGGTGGCCACACGGAAAGCGGTGGTGTTCGGCAGGCCGAGCGCCCAGCGGTAGAGCATCCAGGTACCAACGTCATCGAGCAGACTGCCCAACTGCTCGTCGATCACCGACTGCATTTTGTTGTACGAAAGTTCCGCCTTGTCGATGTCCGTGATGAGCACCGGCGCTTTGCTGAAGCGGTCGAGCGCATACGTGATGTCGGTATCGCCACGCTGCACCACCGTAAGGGGGTACGTCGAGTTGTTGACGATGGTCGGCGTAGGCCCGCCGCTTTGGGGGATATGCACCACCGAACCGCCGTAAACGTATTCGTCGGCGTTGGTGGCCATGTCCAGAAACCGGTTGTCTTGTTTCAAGCGCTCGATGATCTCGCGCTTCCACATTTCGACATTAACTGCCATTGGTATGGAATTGAGTTGATTGTGATGGTTGTGTGTGTGTCCCTGATCCCGACAGCGGCGCGGTTTAATCGGCTGCGTCGACTTTGTACGGCTTGCCGTATTCGGCCTTGTACAGTTCGTTGAAAGTGTTGAAGTCGTTCGCCTTCAGGGTAGCCAGCAGGTCGGGGCTTTCGCGGCGCAGTTGGCTGAAGGTTTTGCCCTGGTAGGTCATTTGGCCGGCGCCCTGTTGTGCAGCCGGCACTTCCGACAGTTTCACGACTTTGGGCAGACCGTCAACCAGGGCCTTGGTGCTTTCGAAATCAGCGTCGAACAACTTTTCGTACACCGGGCGCTGTGCGGCGGTGATCTTGTTGTCGGTGACGGCGGTATCGAGCAGCGTTTTGATTTCGACCTTGCGGGCTTCAGCCTGCTTATCCTGGAAGTCTTTGAGTTGTGCGCTGAGATTCTTTTCCCGGTCCTTGAGCGCCACATTTTCAGTGCGCAGGTCCGTCAGGCCGGAAATAGTTTTTTGAACATCGGCCAGCGTAGCGGTGGCCGGCAAGCCCAGTTGCAGGGCTACGGTTTGCAGTTCGTTCATTTTGGATGTGTCTGTTTGTGCCTTCAGTTTCAGGCCGATTTTATCCAGATTTGTTTCGGCTTCCTTTTCCGACAGGTTGACAATATTGCCCTCCTGGTCGTAAAAACATACCGCGTTTTTGTTGGCAGGGATGTCGACGATGCTGATTTCGCGAAGCCGCCACTTGGTGACGGTCGGACGAGTCTGGCCGGATTTCATCATCTCGGGGTCTTCCGACCATTCCAGGATTTGAACCCCGATACTCGCCGCGTTGAGAAATCCATTCTCGTACTTCTTGGCGATTTTGGCCGCAAAATCATCTTCAAGGTCAAACTTGGGGGTTGCACTTATTTCCTCACCGGAAACACTCAAATCCTCCCAGCGGCCAATCGGCAAAACTTCCTCGTTGGTGCCACGCCACGATTGGTGGTGATTCCAGAGGCACACCGGGTTCTTCTTGAAATCGCTCAAGTCGCCGCCGCTGGTCTTCAGCCAGAAGCCGTAACTGTTGAGAGATTCATCATGTACCCGGATGCGTCGTGACATTGTGAGTGTAGTGCGTGATGCGTTTTGAACGCCACAAACATAATAGTGCAAAAGGGGCAAAAAAAAGCGCCATTGCCACCGTGCAACCGCCCCGGATTACCGTGATACAGCCGGGGCATTAACGCCTATATATGCACATACTTTT